TACTCCGCATCTACGATTCGGAATCCGATACTAAACGCCGTTAAAACGCCGTCTTTTACAAGGTTAAACACTTCACTGGCTGCTGCAGAGATACGGGCTTTAATCCATAATCCCTTGCCATCAATCCTGTGTTCTACCATTCTACCGACTGGTTCGCTGTGATCGTGGTATGCTAAAATTACTGGATTTTTCAAGTAATTTTCGATACCCTTTTCCCAAACGCTAGTTGGAACTACATCGCCTTGACGGTCAGCATCGTTGGTACTTGCGTAACCTTCGATAGTGACTGATGCGATTTTTCCGTCGGTGGTAGCTGGTGGAGTGTCGCTCTTGATAAATGTGCTGTTTAAAAACAGGACTTTACTTTTATCTACCATATTACCCCTTTATTGCTGATTATCTGTGGGCCTACCACCTTTCGACGGATCAGCAGCCGAACCCGCAATATTAGCGGGTATTCTTATTTCGTCATGACCGTCGAGTTTGTCATAACGTAATTCTGTTCTTGCTTCATTAGCTGTAATGATACCTGCATTGACTAGTGTCGAATGATAGGCAGCAATATCTTTTAATTCTGGTTGTAGTGCGCTTACTGATGCTGTAATAGCTTCAACGTCGTAACCATAGTATCGCTCTAGGCTGGATACAAATTTACGAACAACAGGCATTACTGTTTCTAAGTAAAATAAACGTAAGTTAGGCGAGATGTTAGCGTTGTTTCCACCAGCTAATAAGATGGGCGGAACACCAATACATTGCATAATTAATTCGTTATGGGTCTTGATCGATTGGTCAAAATCCATATCTTTGAAGTTTTGGTTGGATACTTGAGCAGGCTTTAATCCTGAGTCCAAAATAACAGGACGTTTACCGCCTTGTTTAGTTGAGTATTTTTGTAACCAGTATTGAATTGTTTTTTCTTTTGCAACTTGTGAGAGTGTATTTTCACTAGTTAAAACTAAACCAAATACAGCACCATTTTCAAAAAAGTTTTCTTGGAAACTTTGCATTGCATACAATGTACCAATAGACTTTTGTGCTGACTCAAGGCGCGATGCGCCACGATAAATTGAGTGTGAGTTCATGTCACGGAAGTGAAACACTTCTGGTTCTTTGAAGTCAACCATACCGTTGTAGCGATAGCCGCGAATAAACGTTTTAGTATCAGTTAAAATTTCTACTGAAGCTGCTGGCAAGTGATACATAAATACACCGTCAAAGTGTATGAATACATTGCCTTCCAAGATCAAATCTGTAAAGATTGCTTGGCGAAATTCTTGTGTAGACTGGTAAGGGTTAGGACGAAAGTTCAAAAGTGTATTAAGTGACTTTTGACGAATTCCTGTAACAACGCCTTCTGCAATCTTATCTTTTACGTCATAATCAAGCGAAGCAGCAGCGTTAACAAGCATACTAACTGAGCGATTAACTGACTCTAATTTTTGGAAAGCTTGTTGATATGTTATCTTGCTTTCCGAAGCAATTTGTGTGCCCGCTGACTGTGCAATACGAGCTTGTGCTGGGTTAAGTTTTTCAACAACCCAATCTGTAAAACGTGACATAGTTTTCCCTTAAATAAACTCTGAGAAAAAACTACCAAAGCTTTTCTTAGGGATTGGTGCTGATTCCACCACATCTCCAGTATGTTTTGCACGCTGTGATTCTATCCAGTGAGCCTGTTTGGGTTCACTGCCAGGGCGCGGAGCCTTACCATAAACACTGTGCAGCGCTACATGATGACGATTACAAAGGGTGTAAACTTGGTCATATAACTCTACTCGGTGCTCATCAATAAACTCATCTCGCACAGCTAAAATACCGGCATCTGTTGAAATATCGTAACCCTTGGCTTCAGACCATTTATCTAGAAGTATAGTAACTGAATGGAGGTGATGCAGTTCCAAGTCCGCAGTAGTACCGCAGATGTAACAGCAATCTTTCTTTTCATAGGCTGCTTTAGCCCTGTCGCGAACCCACTTTACAGGGATTCGCTTATTTGTGTTCTTGGCCATTTACTTTAGTGTAGAACGTAACATCCATGAATGCTTTTTGTGTGCGTCTTGACGATCAGCTAAAAAGTTTGACAAGCCGTGGTCGCCCATTGCTTCAGCAGCGTCAAAAGCCACGCGGAACATTTCTGCGCAAGCATCTGAATCCGCCAATAATTCTTGAGCCATTGACATAGGCTGTGGAACACCTTCTTGACATTCAACCAGTGAAAGGTCGTCAAGTTGTGTAAAACTAGCAGGTGCATAAATGCGTGCAGCCCGAAGTTCTTCAGCAAAACTATCAATCGACCCATATACTTCTTGATAAATGCGTTCAAAGATCAAGTGATATTCGTAAAAGTCGCTGCCTTCAACATTCCAGTGAAAGCCAGCAGTTTTCAAGAAGAAGCTGAACTCACTGGCAAAAGCCGACTTGAGCATGTCTTCATATTGAGTTCTGTCCATTTTTATTCTCCAAGGGTACAAAGTGCACCACAATTACCTAGTATTATAGCACTACAGCAACAAAAAGTCAATACGCAAATTTTGTTAGCCATTATAGTGTATAGGTGTACAGTGCATAGCGGACTGCGTCGGCCATGTGACTATATTTATCGTGCATGGGACGTTCACGTTGGAGCCCCTCGCGTTGATCCCAGCGATATTGGTCAAACATTGCTCGTACATTTGTACAATGTGGGGCAACCTTTAATCGACCTTGTTGTAACAGTGTTTGCACATAAGCAATGCCAGGTAGTACATCTTTTTTGGCTTTGGTGGTTGAAATGTTGTATAAGTAGGCAAGGTCACTAGCAAACTGTGCAGCAGCCGAGTCGATGAAGGTAACTTCAACACCATGCCGTTCATTTAGTTCACGAAATGCATTTGCATGTTGCTCAGTAGTCTGCTCAGCTTTTAAGTATTCGTCGACAATAAAAAAGCAATCGCGACCCCAATCGTACACGACAGTGCAATAAGCAGTATCATCTCGGTAGCCAGGGTCGCATCCAGCAAATGCTTCACCCTTAAGATCTTCTGGAATTTCACAAACATCTTCCTCCTTTAATGCATAAATCTGACCCTCAAATACAGTAAATGAGGCTAAGTATTCTTGTTCAAACTCGGCTTTTGACATAGACCGGCGTGCTTCAGCAACATCGGACTCAGCCATACGGGTATTTTCGGTGTAATCGGCTTGCAGCGAGATCCACTCGGGGAAATTGCTGTCAAAGCCACGATTCCAAAACTGCGAAAACCAGTTATTACGACCACGTGGAGTTGAAATAAAAATGGCTTTTGCGTTGGGTTTATCAAGTGTTGGACGTAGTGCAACATTAAATGCGGCTTCGCCGCCTTCACCAAGTGCAGCCTCGTCAAAAATGATTAAGTCATACGATCGACCAACAGTTGAATCAACGGTACCAAGAGAGCCCATACGAATGGTAGAACCATTTGAAAGCTCGATAATTTTATCTTTGAGGTTATCTCGCGCAACTTCGAGGTCAAAGTGCTTGATGAGTTTTCGTTGTAGTTCAAAGGAAATTGATGAAAGGTTATAGTTAGGGGAAATGATTAGTACATTTGATCCAGGTACTAAGGTAACAAGTTGACCAATAATATTGGCGATGTAGGTTTTACCAAGCCGGCGTGCAAGGGCCGCACATATAAACCTGTACTTGGGGTCGTTGACTGCATTGATTAGTGCGATTTGGGGTCGGTTGATTGTTTCCCAAATATTTAGTAACTTTAAGTAGTTGGTAATCGGTAGTTTGATAAATCGGCGCTGCGGATCAAACTCGGTAATAGCGTCACAGTTGACGTCGGGACGGGAGACTACTAGCATTAAACGCCTTCTCCGCTAATAAGTTTTTGGACTAGCTGGGAATACTTTGATCCGTCTAAACCTTCGTTGATTTGTACGTTTACTTGCTTTTGCGGGCCAGTGGCTTGTTGCGCTTTGGCAAGTTGAATTTCGCGGTCCATTAAGTCCATTGACATTTTATGTGACATTTGTAGTAATTCGGCAATGTCCTTGGTTGATCCAGTTTGGGACTCTTCAAGTTCCGAAAACTTTTGTTTGATTAGTGCATCCATGGCACGTCGCATTAAGAATCTGTTGTTGTAGCCTGAATCGAAGAATACCGAATCAATATACGATTTAACTTCGCGACGTGCTAGCAAGTTGGTGACAATTTCGGGGTCTAGGTCCAGTTCTTGAGCGACAGCACGTGCGTCGTTGAGTTGCAAGTAGGCATTTGCTACTTCCAGTGCTTCCGGGGAGATTTTGACGGTTTCGGCAGGTAGGTGAGTTGTCATGATATGGTCCTTTTGTTTTGATTATACCAGTTTAGGGGCATGGTGGCAAGTGTGGATTTTGGCACCTTAGGGTGTTTGAGAATTTTCCTTAGATAGGCCGTGTGGGTGGGCCCCTAGGCGTGGGGGGTTTTCATAGTCTGAAAACCGCCCCTCCTAAGTATGTCATAAACCTTGTGCATTGTCAATAGGTATAAACACCTATGTTGTATTTTGTCACACTTGAACTAACTTGCTTTTTTCGTGTATAATAGAATACATGATGACAAGGGAAACCAACATGACACTAATCAAAGAATTTTTACAGGCTATTGTTTTTGTTGCAATAACCTTTTCACCATTGTGGGTATGGCTTGCAATGATGAAGCCATGATGTTATAATTGAATCTTACTAGGAGAAAATAAGATGACTACGAAAACTGTGAATTACACTGCGGAGCAAACTGCCCGCATGGTTGCCGACTATCAAGCTGGCATGACTGTTGATTCTATTGCAGAATCATTGGGCAAAACTGTTCGTTCAGTTGTTGCAAAATTGAGCCGTGAAAAGGTTTATGTTGCTAAGGCATACAAAACAAAATCAGGCGATACACCTATCAAAAAAGATGTTCACGCTGATTTCATTGGCGAGATGTTGGGCTTGACTGAAGCCGATACGGAATCATTGACTAAAGCTAACAAAGTAGCATTGGCAAAGATTGCCGATTTTATCAAGGCTGAAAAGACCTTGTAAACAATAGGGGCTTTGCCCCTATCATTTAAACTTATGCTATAATCTATACCATGATAAACGAAAAAATTAAAACTGCTATATTGAATGACATTCCCGCTATCTATCGGGCTTATGCTAAAATATATGCTCGGGCTTCAGGATGGTATGAGGTAAGCTATGGTATGGTTTCAGCTTACTATTGCATGACACCAGAAGGTGAAATTGTTTCAGTTGAGGTAGATTAATATGATTAAGTCAGATAAAACAAGATTGTTTCAGCTTATGCTACAAGATGAATTCAAGTTAAAGCATAGGGTTAATTTTGCAAAATGCAAGGTTTTGCGTTTTGATGGCGATTCGTGCATGGGAATGTATGAGGGCGAAAATATATCGGATAAAAAGATAAACCATAAAATCAGGGTTGCCACTAGCGAAGTAAAATCAGACCTTGATCTATTCTCTACATTAGCGCATGAATATGTACACGCTTGGCAAATGGAACACGGCTTTGATCTAGATCATGATACAGAATCAGGTTTCACACAATGGCGAAATTATT